ATCTGATGTTGATTGAGCTAAGTTATTATTAAGAGTTCCTACATCACTCTGAAGTTGTGTGATGTTATCATTTATTGCAGTGTCTGCTGCAGTAAAGTCTTCCCGAATACTTGCGTCCTCTGCCTCGTAGGCAGTCTGCATTTGTGTATCCTTGAGACGAAATTCATTAGTTATATCTGTGTCTGCCGTAGTGAAGTCAGTACGGATACTTGCGTCTTCTGCTTCAAAATCTGCTCTTATTTGTGCATCAACAGCATCTAGGGCATCCTTATTTGCAGTGTCTGCTGCTTGATATGCATTACTTATAGCAGTGTCTGCTGAAGTGAAATCTGATCTAATGCTTGCATCCTCTGCTTCTAGTGCTTCCTTGATCGTAGTATCTGCAGCACCAAAGTCATTTCGAATTGCAGTTAAGGATGTATTTAAGTTGGCTTGAGTAGCAGCATCTGCATCAGCAAACTCAGTCCTAATAGTATCATCAGCAGCTGCAAACTCGGCTCGGACTGCATCATCAGCAGCTGCGAAATCTGCAGAAACTTGTGCATCGGCTGCAGTAAAATCTGTAACTATCTGTGCATCGGCTGCTTCAAAATTTACCTTTAATTGATCATCTGCTGCAACTAGGTCTGTCCTAACAGTATTATCAGCTTCTGCAAAGTCCGCCCTCATTTGAGCGTCACGTGCGTCCAAGTCCTGCTGAGTCTCTTGTCGGATGATGTCTATGGCATCAGCAAGTTGTACTTGTGCAGCTGCATTTGCTAAAACAGTCACATCATTATCAAAATTAATGATCTGATCTGTCCTCCAAGTGGCTACAATAAATTTCTGATCAACCTCACCCTTAGAATAGTATCCATCAGCAATAAGGGCATCTATATCAATTTGAAGTTTATTTTCATCAATTAACGCAAGAACTTCATCCTCTGTTGTAAATGCACCCTCGAGATCGACTATATCTGCTACTACATGGAAGTGATCCCGATCTGCATAATCAGGAATATCTGCCATGGTAATAAAGTTAGCAATATTATCTGCAGTTAAGTATTCTGGGTGAGTATGATCTATATTAGACTTTATGTCTAAAGCTTGATTAATAGTATCTACTGCACCTGCTAGATCTGCATCACTAGCAAAGGTGTAACCAGCTATCTCGTTTTCTATCGCAGTTAATCTGCCTGTAACTAATGTATCTAAGTTACTAACTACAGTCTCAAGATCAGTAATTGCAGTAGAATTAGTTGCATCTACAACATTAAGTGCTGCTACTGCTTCTGTTAATGCAGTGGATAAGGCAGCACTAACTTCATCATCCCAATCTCTGATTTGAGTTTCTGTTGAGTGAGTTCCTTTGTATTCATCGAACTCATTCCTTAGTGTCTCGGCATAATCTGTGAGGTCAGATAGATCACTTGTAACCTCTGTTAATGCAACACCTGAAGCCAAAAGGTTAGATGTTAAATCTTCTGAAGCATGAGCTAGGGAATCTATAAGTGCAGCAAAATCCGACTCGCCAATCCTTTGACCAGATGAAAACCTTGCCTTTAACTGTACTCTAGTCTCTGACATATCAACCAATTATAAAGCCATCCTCGGGGAGTGCAGGTGTGGTTGCATTGTCTGTGTTAGATATAAATTCCTTCATCTTCCAATGCAGTTTTCTACGCTCTTGAGTGTAGCTCTTGTAGTTATCCTGTGCTTGCTTCTGATCATCATTAACATCCTTATGGAAATGATACTTCACAAAGTAATGTACGGCAAGCGCAGCATCGTCTCCAAATGGTGTCTTTTGTGCTTTCTCATCTGCAGAGCATTCAAATAGTGGCTTATACTGAACTTCGTAATTATAAAGAATGCTAAGTACCTCTCCCTCTTGGATAGGTGGAGCTAAATAAATCAACCCCCGATCAAAAGCAATTTTACCAGGGTATGCTGGAGTTCTCCTTGAATGATTTCCTGAAGTTAAAACATGCCTGTCATAACCTGCATATAGGTTAGGTTTGTAAAACACACTAGATGGATTATCCTCGGTTGGTAGGACTCTGATTCTGAAATCTAAAACCCTAGCGAAATCCACATCAAATTCAGTGGTAGATGAATTGCCCTCACTATGTAGCTCAAATTCTGACTCAGAAAATACACGCTCTGTTGGTGTAGCCATATATGCAGGTATAAATCCTTGTAGATCTTTTGTTCCTGCAACAATCATTCGGTCTTTAAACCTTTCGACACCTCGCCCTCTCCTTAGGCCATCGATCAAAAGCATATCGTTAACTGAGTCGTTAAATTCCTGCCAAGTCTTCATCGTCTACCTCCTGGGGTGAAATAAAATCCTAAAACCATGGGGGCCAAAACAATTACGAAGTAACTCGCTAGCGAGCCTGTAGTGACCATAATGGGGGACTGCTTAGCAGGGAAGGTGATGAGTCCGAAGAGGATTTCGGTTGCTCCTTCTCCTGTGGGGTTGGTAAGGGTGATGATTTCTGCGCTTGGGAAAAGGGTGCAAAGGATAACGACGGCACTGAGGGTGCCGCATAATATGAGGCTGAGCAACCTGCGTGTAACCCTAGTAAACATGCCACCTTCACCACTATTAAGCTGCTCTTGAAATTTAAGTGCGAAATCATTACCTCGTGCCTCCCTTGCTAACTCTAATTCAAATTTTTGCTGGCGGGAGTCGGATATTGCGCCAAATACCCCTTTTAGCACACTACCCAGTGCTGCACTCCCACCAGCAGTAAAAAACATTGTGATTAATTCAAACATCTATCTAGCCACTTGAAAAAATGGACTCATCTGATCAACCACATACCTAAGTCTATCTAGCTCTTTCTCTAGGTACTTAATACGCTCGAACTGTTGATAATCAGATGTAATTGGTGCATCCTGCAGAGTCATTAAATGCTCTAGGTCACTTTTGCTTTGTTCGGCAAACTTCTCGATATGCATCATTCTAGCAGATAGATCCCCAAGTAAAGTGCCTTCATGTTGAACTCTATCTAAACCTGAATCTAGAGCATTGAGCTTGTTCCAGACCACACTATACCCCCAGACTAAACTGCCGCATATTACGATGACCTTCGCCATAAAAGCGAGGTTCGCTTTGACCTGAACATTTTCGCCAACCTCAGTAGCCATAACTACCTCCAAAAATATCCTGTACAAGCACCTGTTACATTGAATTCATCTAAAGATCTAGCACAGTAATATTGATAACTCTGACCAGGGCTTATGACCTCAGACTGACCTGTCGTTAGGTATCCCTCTAGTGTGTCCACATAATGAGAGGCATTACCCTCAGATGATATACCTACTACATACTCAGTAAGACCAGAAAGTTCACTAAGCAGACCAGCTCCAGATGAAGTGTATTGGGGTGATGTAAATAAGTTATTATATCCTCCTCCAATTGCCTGCTCTACTGTGGCAGTAAAGTCTGATCCATTAACTACGATAGTAGCTCGATTCCAGGCCCCGAGAGTAATCTTACCTGATCCTGCTACAGTTAGATCATCATAGCCCCTGCGAACAATTATATCTAAATTAGGTTTAATTCTAATGGCAGCAGCCGGGAAGTTGATATCAATACTATCAAATACTGTATAGAGACCAATTGGTTGAAGGTCGGCATCTAAACTATCGACTTTAAAGTAGATCCTAAAAAACAAACCATTAGTACCTACATCATTAGGGATCGTGTGGTACGCAGCGGTGGCAGCACTATGGTCTAGCTTGAGTATCTGACTTTGACCCAATGGTGTAACATCTTGCTCTAGACTTAGAGCTAAGCTAGGTGAGTCTATCCCAATTCCCTCAAGGTCTGTATCGAAATGTTTAGAGAAGAAGATCTGTTTTTGTGATACATTTACTGCACCACCAGAAGCATTTAACCTAAAGCCTCTAGCTTGGATAGAAGGAAGGTCACCGCCAGGGGCTTCAAACACTCCGCTAAAGCTTGGGTATTCCATAGTAACTAGCCTACCATCACTTAATGCTATAGGCTGATTAAAGGAACCAGTTGTAAGCTTTTGCCTACCTATTGAATCTAATGAAATAGTGTTCATTTTTTACTTTCCCTTATCTTCTGTCGAATTGCAAAGACCATGTATATGCAAGTGAGGACTGCTGCAGCGCTTGCTGCTACTAAATGGAACTCTGCAAGTCCCCAAGCAGTCACCCAGCCGATTGTTCCGACTGCGGTGTGTTGATCCATTACTTCTTACCCCTTTTGGGTTTTGGAGCAGGCTCAGGCTCTTCTTCCTTTGGAGGATCTACATCCTCTACCTCTACCTCGATAATCTCCTTATCCGATGTATTGGAAGGTGCTTGGCTTCCAGCTTCCTCCACATAGTTTGCATTTGGATTTTTTGCTGGATCTTGCTGAACTGTGCCGAAGGTTCTGTAGGCTACCGCCTCTTCGTTCAATTTTTTTTTATAGTACTCCCAATCGCTATCGCTAGCTTCAGTTACACCAGGGAGTTTAACTAATTTTTCACCTAGCTTTTTATCAACTTCTGCTAAACCCTGCCATCTGTTTCCAACGAGAACAGGGGTAAAAGAGTCAAATCCATCATAGGATATACTAGAGTTCTCAAATATTAATTTCATAATTTATAAATAAGACGGGAGGCCCCGCATACGCAGTGCCTCCCGCCGTCATGAGTGATGTGAGATGTGGAAGGCTAGGTGATCCTTAGAACGTGGAGGTCACTCCACCAATGGTGAACTGAACAGTGTCACTAAGGTTCTCGATGATGAGGTGTCTGTGAGGACGATCCAACATCGTAGTCCACTTGGTGGAACGAAGATTAAAGGTGCGTTTCACAGAATCCATACGACAGCTGTAAAGTCGATCAACTTCAGGATGAGGCTGAGTGCGAGTTACGCTATTGGTTCCAGCAATTCCGATTTTAACATCAGACCAATCAACCATCCAAATCATACGGCTAGTTGATTGTGCTGCAGCCAAGTCGGCTCCTGCAAATACATCAGTACCTGAACGTGAACCCCCGATAAGATACTTCTGACCAGAACTTACATTCAAGAAGTCATCGAACATTGGATCGTGGAAGACTGCGAACTGAACTCCTACATCTGGAATGTCATAGACATTGTAGTTGAAGAGAACGATTCCGTTATGCTCAATCGTTTGATTGATCTGAGCATTACGCTGAGTTTCCCAGCCATAGCGAGTCTTGTAGTAAGCATTAAATGCTTCAAAGATCTTAGCTGCAGTGAGACGATCAGTCATGGCGTCGATCACCGAAATGGTGTCTCCGTCTTGCTCACGGTTACGTTTGAGGTAATAAAGGTCAGAGAACAATTGATCGAGATCAAAGTTGTTTCCACCATTATCCTTAACACGATTACCTTCACGAAGGAGAGACTTGATACCAAGAGCATTTGCTTTGTACTCGAGTGTACAGTTGGTGTCCTCGGGATCGGTAACTCCTGGGAGTTGCATGTAAGTCTCAGGCTTCTGAGCATCGTTGAGAGCTTGGTTATACCAAACTGAGCGAGTCCATTGGTCTTGGCTCATCTTGGAAGCAATTTTGTTTTGCTCTGCAAGAGGCTGATATTCCATAGAAGCCAAGTAAGGATTAACTTTACCAGACATGATTGCCTCAAGAGTTTTCTTGTAGGAATCATTAACTTCACGAGACTCACGAGTGGTCTGCAACCAGTTGACAAGCAAGCGTACGCTCAAGTCAGTTGGTTGGTTTTTACACCAGTGTTCGTAGTCGTTGATGTTATTCGCAATAGTTTGAAGAATACCAACTTCTGGCTCGTAATTGTCTTTAATTGCTTGTGCTAATCCTCCCCAATTGGCTGGGTTCGCAGGAACCTCTTTACCAGTAGGACGAAGAATCACTTGAGCTTTTGCAATTCCGCCAGCGTCAGCATTGGTTGCACCAACGATCATGAACTGAACTTCAATGCCACTTCCAGCTGCAGTCCAGTGATTTACAATAACATATCCACCAGGAAGGAAGTAACGCTCAATGCTCTGAAGTGGGGAAACCCAATCAGATCCACCAAGATTAACAGTCACCTTAAAATCTCCGGCTTGTGTTGAGAAGCTAGGATCGTATGGATCAGCAGCAATAGCAGCTACACCTGCTTCGATAGCGAAGTAGTTAGCATTAATTACAGAGCGTTGACGCCTTTGAATGTATGGCAGAATAATCGATTGCTCAGCAATGTTCTGTTTATTAATTAAAGGTTTAATATTTTGCACCGAGGAAGTTAAGAGTGTGGCAAGACCACGCTCTTCGACACCTAAGGTTTTAGCTTCAGCTGCCGATGCAATAACTCGTGCTAGGTCGATTTCCTTATTACCAAGTGCTTCAAACTCAGCAGGCGTTAAGCCTTTTACATGAGCCTTGGTAAGGGTACAGCCATTTGAGCTGTCGACTTTAATGATTCTAGGGAGTGCATCATAACCAGATCCTTGGGTTCCTGGAATCAGTGAACCTGCATTGGATGCAGTAGGTGCAGCCATCTGTGTATTTTGTACCCCTGTTGTGGTAAATTGTCCTGAATTTGAGATTTCGTTAGCCATTGTTAATTGTTACTAAGATTAATGTGTAACAATAGAATAGCAGAAAAAATCCAAAGAAAGTCAGTTTTTCATAAATTTTCTGAATTTATACAAGAAGCACCGCGAGTATGCTTCCTAATTGATAACCAAAAAGGCAACCTACATTCCCAAAAGGGATAGAACAGGGTTGCCTGCTTTCGTTTCTGCTGTTGGCGCAGATGCACCAGGGCGAGGTGATGGACTAAGCCTTGGTGCTGATGTTTGTTGAGGCTCAGCTTGTTTTGGTACTGCAGTACTCCGCCTAAACCCTGACTCCTCTAGTTGACTGAGAGTTTGCTTAATCTGCTGATTGACAGTCATGCTAGCTCTCTTAGCTAGGATACTCATAATATCATCATCAGTAAAAGTATAGTACTTTGACTTTTCTGATTCTGGAACTTGAGGAAATCTTTCTCTGCGAACAAATAGCTTACCATTTCTTTTGGTTTTTCCACTATTAATAAACGCAGTCTGCTCACTATCTATCCATTTAGATAATTTAGTGTGCATGGGATCGTTGGGATTATAGTCAGTTAATTCATTCGCAATGTCATAAAATGCATCAATCATTCCATATGCATCCCCAAGAACACGATCTACAATCTTAGCCTCCAAACCATGAGTTTTGTTGTAGTTCGGATTATTCCTGAATAGATCCATAACTTCCTTTGGCATAGCATTAGAAATCAACTTTCTCTTTTCTGATTTTTGCTGTTTTGCTAAAGGTTCATTCCTTAGGGCTTTAATCTCTCTTTGAATCTGCTCTTGCTGAGGTTTTAGTTTCTCCAAAGCCCGGGCTTCGGCATCACTTGTTATCTTTCTCTCCTTAACTAACTGCAAATCAAACTTAGGTTGATTCATAGAAAGGAACCTTTTGTATTCTTCATCAGAAGCAAAATCTGCATCAGGATCCTCTTGGAGCTTTTTATTAAGATAATCAGAGTGCTTGTTAAAAAAATCTAAGTACTGCTTATGCTTCCCTTCATACCCATCGATATTATCAGAAGCCCACTTTGCTAAATGATAACGCTCTTGCTCATCCTTATTGAGGTTAGATAAATTTTCTTTAACCTCTGGAGTGGATTTAGGGGGGCTACTTTGCGTAAACTCAGGATCAATAACTCGCTTCTTGCGCCTTACTTTTTTCTTAGGCTCAGCATCGGCAACTGGAGCTTCCTCTACCTCTGTAGTATCTTCCTGAGCTTCCTCTTCTGTGGGGTCACCCTCATCATACTCAATTCTATCTAAAGCATTCAGAAGTGAACTAGGTGCAACCACTTCTTCTTCAGGCTCAGGCTCAGGCTCATCATCCTCTACTGCTTTGAATAAAGCATCGAAAATAGGATTACCCGACTCCTCGGACACCTGATCCGATACCTCTTCTGATTGAGCCTCCTCAATCGACGTTTCTTCTATTGCTTCCTCAACTTGTTCTTCGCTCATAAATTATGCTACTGGTGGGAGTGGCTGTCCTGCAGGAATTGGCTGACCCCCCTCGGGTGGCATTGGTGCAGGAGCCTGTCCTCCTGGAGCAGGGGCCGGAAGTCCCTGTTGTTGCCCGCCACCCATGTTTTGCATCACTGCCATAAGCATTTGCTCTATCTGTGGCATCTTCTGCTTTAATTCCGCAAGGAACTGCTCGTCCTGCATTGAAATATCCTCTTCTTGATCAGCTTCATCCATGTCGAGGTTTAAGTCATAACCTGCCCCTGACATGCGAAAGATCTCATTTAATATATCAAAAATCCTTTCCTTTCCGATTGCCTCGGCAATGGGTTGTATTGACATAATCTGTTGGAATAACTGAGTCAAGGTTCCTGCAGCTTGTGTATTCTGTACCCTCTCTGCACCATCCCTGTTGGTAAACAGATACTCGTGTATAAGGTTGGTTGGATTCCCAATTATATTTCTACCCTTGGGGTTCTCGTCTTGATCACCTGTATCTTCAATCTCTAGACCAGCATCTGTTATGGAACCTAAAGAGAATCGTTTTTTAATTGGTACATTAAATTCAGTTGTTGAGCAGGTCACGAGATGCTCATAAATCATCTTCTTTGTGGCAGACCTCATATCATCAATCCCTTGAGATATGAATGAATAGATAGCATTGGTGGAGTTAGCCATCTCACTAACCTCAGTTGCAGATATCTCTCTTTCAGCTGGCTGACCAAGCTCTTGAGGTGACATAATCATCATCCTCTCAACTACATTCAGTAATCTGAACAAAGAATCGAGCGACATACTAATCCCTTGTGCTAGCTCCCTAGAAACATCTACTACTGTTAAGATATTCTTGGTGTCTATACCAAGTTCTGCTGCACGAGATCCCGAGTAAAATACTGCCTTTGGCTTTTGGTAAAAATTGTCCTCTGCCAAAGAAGATGCAAGGTACTCTTTCACATCTTCATCTAGTGCATCTTGATCAACCATCATCACCTTAAACATAGATATCTTCATGTGGTGAAGCATGGAGTACACGATGTTATTCATCTGATCTTGGTAGGGCATTAAATCGTGAGCAAATGAGCAATTTGCAACTCTATCGTCATTCTGATTAATACCACCATAAACAGCAGGAATAGATGGCATCCACTCACCATGAATTATGGTTTCATCTGATGCTACTACTAGCTTCAACCAACACTCGAAAGGATAGTCACCTAGCCCTTCAGCTTTGGGATTTAGCTTCATGTAGATAGTTGAAAGGAACATAGCTTTATCTTCGTCCTCACCAGCATACAGACCCTTCTGCGAGGTTCTGTCGTTTGCTAATGGAAACCAATCTGACTTCTTCGGGAAAGATAAAACAGACCCATGAAAATAATGGTCAAAAAAGTCCCTATAGGTGTTAACTAAGCCATGGAGTGAGTTAGTGTAAGCTATCTCATTTAAATTCCAATAAGCACCACAATCTCTAACTTCAGAGTACCTCACTATATCCCAATAACCAATCCACTTCGGGCCAAGATTTGTGTTAACTGCTGCAAGTGGTGCAGAGCTATCAAAGTAAGTCCTTGTTGGATGTGGTATAATAAAGTCAATTCCTTCCTTCTCTACATAACTCTCAAGGTCTCCATCCTGATCCTTTCTCCACTGAACTTCTCTTGTCCAGGGTTCTGCCGGAAACATCAAAGAATATCCATACATGAACATATTTCGGATGGATTGCTCAAACTTACGCCTATAGCCAAACTGTTCAGTCATCATCTCTACGCGTTGCGACAAAACTTCCGCTCGAATCTTTGACGGAATATCTGTTCCTCTAGCATCGTACTTGAAGTATGGGTAGAGGTTACTGAATCTGCTGACTTGTGCTGCAACGCGGCGAGTTATGTAAGACCTAATAAGGGAGATACTCACTTCATATAGACGAAGTAAGTTAATATCTTTGATACCACCCTCATCGTCATACTCCACAAACTTGTCACTTAAGGCAGAGTCAATGCCTTCTAGTTTTGTAGCACATTGCTGCACATTGATTTTTCCCTGTGCATACTGTAATAACGGAACCGAAAACTTATTTATAGGAAGGTCGTCCCAAGCTAAATCAACAGCAAGGTACAAAGAGTGATTCTTGCATGAATTATAAATACCCTCATGAACCCTACTACGTACAAGATCAGTAAGTCTTTCCTTGATCTTCCAATCCTTAGAGGATGAATCGTTACAAGTAAAAACCTCCCTAAGCCTCGCTTGGGTTGTCCCTGTCTCTTTCAGTATGTCTGGATGAACCATAGAAGTTAAATATGTCGGGTATTGAGTCCTTAATGAACTCGTTCATGTATGTTGCCTCGAGAACTGTCAGGAGTAATGCACAGGGGCCTGTTACACTCCCTCTTAAATAACTTGCCTTGAATGCACTTGAAGTTGTGTTCAGTAGGGATACAAGTTCCTGCTCGGTAATCCTTAAATAACCGATCAGACGCTGTATGCGATTCCTGTTCCAAACCTTATTGACTCCAACGTTATTGTAGTGGGCTTGGATGAGTAGACTAGCAGGGGAGTAATTATCAGTACTCCTCTTCTTCGTCCTCGTCATCCTCGTACTCTTCTTCTTCCTCCTCTCCTTCCTCTTCGTAGTCTTCCTCGTCCTCTATCTCGAGATCATCAAACTTCACATTGTCGTGAACTTCATCGATGGTTGCTACGAATCTCTCATCATCGATCTCGGATACAGTTACATCCAAGGTAAGAGTGACTTTACTACCTGCCGAAATACCCTCGAAAAGTTCCGAAACATCGGGATCGGCAACTGCAAATTGTATGATGTCTTGCATAGTGTAACTTAATCTTTTGGGTTACAAAAGGTCAAGCATTTATTTCCACCACAGATGATGTCCCAACACTTACCTGAGGCACTGTTGGTCTAACATCATAGAACATTATTGGATAAGTCAGAGCATCGAATGTGTGTATGTAAACACTCCGCTTGGGCTTCATTGCCAGCGAAGGGTCATACTTGCCATCCTTGCTCTTTTCAGATGCTAGATTCCTAACACTCTTTACAACCTCTATACATTGAGCAGAGATTAAAATCTCCTCTTGCACTAACTTTGCTATAAGAAGCCTAACCCTACCCTCTACAGACCCCTGGAACTTCGGTGCAGCTTTCATCCTTATTGGATCCATTCCGAATACTTCACACTTTTCTTTAGAGATGTCTTCAAAGTCTTTAACATCGTAAGATCCTGTTTTTGCCCTATATTGGTTGAAGGCTGAGTTATCAGAAATATGTATGTACTTCATCTTTTTCTCTAGCCTTTCATTCCAATACTTCATCTTCCTGTATAACAACGGAATGATCTTAGTGTATGGTATCTTCTGATTTATAAATACTAGTTCATCAAAAACTATCCATATACTTTTTTCTTTACCGACTAAGCATTGCATGAAGACCATTGCGTTGTTTACTGAACCTGGATCATACCCAATAATTATAGGGAAATTCGGGTTTGGAACGATTCCTTTTTTCGCATCTCCTTTTACATGAAGGGGTTTTGAAAAGTAAGGAGCGAATAAAGCGTCGCCCGATGGTCTATCCACCCACTGCCCCTCGAGCATTCTTTTTGCCTCAATAGGATCGTTCGAGACTGCCTCCATGACTCGGTTGTAATAACCCTCAGGGAGGTTCTTCTCGTTCTCTGCTATCTTTACATGAACCACATGGTAATCGTTATTGTAATTACCTTCTTCATCTATAGGACTCTCAAAGAATCTTTTGTATACCCAGTGAGAAGGGCCATCAGGATTGCAAGCAGCGCAGTATTGCTGAATCCCCTCAATCCCCTGTCTTCGACCTAACTGCTGTACCACAGCCTCAAAGTAGGAAGGAGAGTCTAAGTTTGTAAGCTCATCCACGAACACATAGCTAGGCTCAAAGCCCTTGATTCTATCAATAAGCATAGTACCAAAAGGAGCAGACATAAGTGATATCCTAGACCAACCACCATATCTATTCTGTACATCGATGTATGGAGCTTTCTGTAAGTCCATTTTTTCATCTGTATAATCTATCCCTAGTCCCTCCTTCCACTCGGGAAGTATCTCAGTCTGGAGTTTATGCCAAACACCACCCTGAGTAGCTTGAGACTTAACTCCTACGATAATTAGCGCTAAAGCATTAAAGTTCTCATAGCAGTGGCGTACTAACTTATGTCCACCTAAGACGAAAGTTTTACCTGATGCTCTCTCCCCATATGCCAATATATACTTGGAGGTAGAATGGAATAGCTCATCCTGTGATCCCGATAGAGATGGTGACCATATTTCATCTTCCTGCTGCTCCTCTTGCTCCTCGGAGAATGCATCAAGAAATGCCTTAGGATCAATCTTCTTCAGCCGTGGCACTTTTCATCTCCTTTAAAGGTCTAAATCCAGGCTTCTTTTTCTCCTTAACTTTATCCTTTTCAGACATCTTGATCATTAAATCAAGACCATGCAAAAGCCTATCGTAGAACTTACCTTGTTGTTCTGTAGTCTGAAGAAACAACTTGGTACGTAAAATCTCCTCCTCGGCATCGAGAGATCCACTTGATATATCGTCCCTTAGTTTCTCCCCGACCTCAAATAAAGCCATGTTCTGCCTAATAGCTATCTTCTGCGTGACATCCAACGCATTTGACATTAATTGCCCTATGCCACCCTTGAGGTTCTGAAATACCTTTAGCTTTTCAATGCTATTAGGATTGTGGAGCATGGTCTCAATCTCATTCAAGAAATCTTCTTTACCATTCTCCTTCAATGCACCTAGAAACTCTTTATGGTCGGGTGCAGGAGGAGGATCCTTTCTTACTAGTATTTCATTTTCGTTAGGGGCATGACCTTGATTACCAGCCACTTGCCAAATACTTTTAACGCGAGGATCCTTACGTACACGCTCTCGCATATTTTTTTCAGTAATACCAAGCTCATGAGCAGCATCTGCATAATTGCCGTCGTTACGGCGCATTGAAGTTGCAAACTATTCAGTACTATACTTTTTCCGTCTGGGCATTGAAAAAAGCCATTAGCATTGGCTTGTACTTCTTGATCCAATCAGGGCTAGATCTTAGGTAAGCAAAGCTACCATTTGAAGCCAGTGCATAAGCTCCATTTCGAACCTGCCAATCGAAGAGATCAAAGTTGCAACCTTGGCAAAACTTCTTGGCTTCACCCACACTTATATCAGCCCAATCATGCATCTTAGATATGTACTTAATATCCTGAACATCCATACCAGCATTAATGGCTATTTCTTCGTCAGACAAAACCCTTACTGCACTAGTTTTTCCATTCTTATTTTTAATTTTCTCACGAGCTAATAGCCTAACAAATATAGGAGGAAACTCATCGAAGCATGCCCAGCCTTTACGTATTTTTCTCATTTTCCTTCTCCACCAACCGCACAATATTTCTATAGATCGGCTTCAACTTTCTATGTTCATCGAATTTACTTTTAGGGCATCCCATATCACCTATGCAACTCACCTCTCCAGTGTCTGCTTTAAAACCTACTAGAAGAAAGGTAGAGTAATATTCTTTAAGTTTTGGTTCGACCTGATTTAAAATGTCCGCATCGTTCATGATTTGATTCCCACATACTAACATTGGGAATACAAAGTGTAAACAAATATATTAAGTAACAACATGAGAAAACTCCTTGATTCACTGAAGATTTGGGGGTTCCGAAAGATGCATGACACGCATGAGGTCGGCAGTTCGAATCTGCCATCTCCCACCACTCATAAGCCTCACGAGGCTAATGGGTTATGCGACAATGTGAGCATTGTCGATGCATACCACATGTATATGGACGCCTGCGGTCAAAGGAACCTTCGAAACACTAGCTTGATGACCTATAAAACTAGGCTCACTAGCTTCTTAAATTGGACAGATTGTAAAACTGTTGACCAAATCACTAGGCAAGACGTCAAACGATTTGCCGAAAGCTTCGACGGCAGATGGTCTAGAATCGGTCATAGAAATGATGTTTGTGGCTTTCTGAACTGGTGTGGAGATCAAGGTTTCTGCTCAGAGAGAAAGTTTACCAATGTTAAGATCCTTGAGGTTTTACAAGATGAGAACCCCATTGAGATTTTGTCAGTTGATCAGGCTAAGGATCTACTTGATAAGATGCCCGATAAGTTCAAAGGCAGAACAGCCATACAACTTTTCGCAGGAGTTAGACCCTACGAGTCCTTGAAAATTGAAAGTAAGGATTTAGATTTTCAAGGAAAGAAGCTTTATATCCTTGGCGCAAATTCTAAGCTACGTACGACACGTGTACTACATGATTTACCTAATAATTTATTAACTTGGTTAAGAAAGTATGGGATTAATAAAACATACACCTACAATGCCTACCGGATTGCTAGGCGCAGATATTTTGGCAGAATCGCACATGATGCCATGAGGCACACATTTTGCACTTATGCATACTTCACAATGGGCATGGAGCAAACCATGCGGTACACAGGGCATTCAAATTACAAAACCTTCCATAGGCATTACTGCTCTTCTGTTGCAAGAAAGCAGGATGCCGTTGATTACTTTAATATAATGCCCTAAGTACTACTTAGGAAATTTGCTTTAAAGCGACACGGAAGCCAATGTGGCTTGCAAGTTTGTTGGCGACGTCGCTGTAGCGGTTGCCCGAACGCACGAACTCAGGCAAAGTTTGCCAGCCCCCACCCCGAATGACACGTTCATCGCCTTCTACGCCGACATTGAACGGATCGGTCTGGTCACCTGCTGCGTAACTACCCCAAGCATCCGCCGTCCACTCATACACATTGCCGTGCATATCAAAAAAGCCCCAGGGGTTGGCACTGTACTGGCCCACATCAGTAGTTTCTCCAACGGTAAAATAATAATTCGCATCAGTGGAAGAAATTGCATCCCCCCACGAGTACGCCGTGGTCGTGCCTGCCCTGCAGGCATACTCCCACTCAGCCTCAGTAGGCAAAGCATACTCCCAACCATCAGGGATATTGCCAGCTTGCTGTTCATTTAAGCGGGTAAGGAATACCTGAACGTTGTTCCACGATACCGCCTCCACCGGGCGGTCCGGGTTGCCGCCATATTGGCTCGGGGTGGCACTCGACCAATCCGGCCCCAACTCTATCCCAGTCATCACTGCCTCGTACTGGGCCTGGGTCACCTCGTATTTACCTAAATAAAATCCTTTAGTCAGGGTGACATTGTGAACAGGCTCTGCATTGTTCCCCCCTACATCCCCCATAGTAAAGGTACCAGGCTCTACATAAATCATTTCCAAATCTTTAGTACCACTACCTAGGGTTAAAGGTTCAGTATAGGTATTGCCTGAAACTGCTTCTGAAGAATTCTGCCCTCCAGAATTTTGCTCTAAGTAGTTATAGTAAGGAACCTCAGCATTGTAAATCGCTGCTGGATCAGACTCAGAGAGTGGAGAAGCTTCGCCGCCGTTAAGATAGTAATCAAACTGACCCACCCAACCCTGAAACTCCATACCAGTATAATTGTAGTAGGCTCTTCTACCAAGTTCAAATGGTCGATAGTCTGTATACCTAAAATACTTGTCTGTTCTAGTATGAGTTGAACCTATACGGAATTCACCATTGATGTAGACATTTTGAGTTTGGTTGGTGTTATCATTCGTAAAAACTAGATGATACCATTTATTGAACTCAAAATTACCATCCGGGAAGTGCTTCCTTTTTATCGGAGTTGTGACAGCGTAGCTGTAGTAAAAATTTCCATCGGTGTCTGTACTACCATTTGACGCAAGCATTTGTATTGGGGAATAATATGTAGCTATAACCTGCTCGGGGTCGATGTTTGACTTAATATTATTAATAGTGCTTTGCATCAAATAAGAACCACTGTTAGCAGCGTTATTCTCTCCATTAGGCCAAATGGCGTCAGCGAAAACCATTGAGGCTTTATCTGGATCGATAGTCACCCCACCTATATCGCTATCTGCGAACTTAACCCACAAAGAGTAGGCACGACCATAGTACTGAGTGGTGCTGTTAGTAGAAAATCCAGACAATGTGGCAACCAAACCACCCATACCAGAAGTAGGGCCTAAGCCATTAAACTCAAATACTCCCCCTGTTACATCAGCAGTCCCCGAATAAGGATAAACCCTAAAATATCCACCACTACCATCATTGGCTCCTATTTCAGAGCCTTGTTCTGAAGAAAAAGTGATTTGCTTATATGGTGCGTTAGTTGTACTCTCTGTGAGTTCCGGGGCATCAGCTACCCCAATAGTATTAAATGAAAACTTAGATTGGTTGGCTGCTAAATTTTCACTAACTGGGTTGGTTAGTATTATTTCAGCGCTTTGGGGGCCACTAGGGATGGGCAGAGCAGACTGTGGGATATACTTTTTTACGCCACCAGCAGTGCGTGCAGCCCAATCAAATCCATAGAACATGGTTCCATCACTAAGAATTGCGTAAGCCTCATAACTAGTGCCTTCACCAGAACCTTCTAAATTTAGAATAGTTTGTTCCACAACATAGTAATCCTCAATGCTTGTTGCGTCCGGGTTAAACTTCAATCGCCTATAAGTAGAATCAAAGTAGTCCACTACTAAATTTCCTCTCTGCTTCGAATTGAGGAATGAACTTACTAGAGATGACCTATTAAATGTATTAACATGATTCTGCAGGCTAGATGTGTCAGAAAGATCTGTCTCATAAATATGCTCATTCAGACTAGCGTCACTGAACCTGCTACCTAATACACGCACGACAAGATTACCATTTGTTGCAAAGTTTGCTGCAATACCATAACCGATCTGCTCATTAGAAGTATCGGGTGAATCTAATCCCACAAATTGTTTAATCAATGTGAATGTAGCATTTCCATCATTGGATACATAAAGATCCACGAGTCCTCTTCGTTCACCATCCACCCGAGCAGTGTCGCCGCTGTGACCATTCCCATGGGCAGGAATAAATAAATACTGTTTGCCCTCGTGGATAAATCCATTAAGACTGCCATATCCATAATAATCAAAAGCAAAATTTTCAAAGGGGTGATCATCCGTGAGGGTTCTTTGTACATAATATACATTTGTATAACTGTCATCTGAACGCACCCAACTAACCCTACCCTGAGAGGAGCCACCATAATAAGGATCACCCCACGAAATCACGGACGCATCCGGACTCATATAGAGTGAGCTAATGTCGTTAGCTGGGTTGGCATGGGTTGCGAAAAGTTGCCACTCCTGGGATCCGGATAATTTATATACGTAAAGTTTTAGGTTAGTAAGAACAATGACAACCGTTTGCCCATCATCAGAAATTCTAATAAGGTCATATTTCCCAAAACCATAAGTTCCACCAGGTGAATCAAAAGGTGAGTAGGAAATATATCCACCTATTTGATTACCGATCACACCATCATTAAGCTCATGAATGACAATCTTCTCGTTCCCAAGTTGCCCCCCACATATTGCAATTCTAGTCTCAGTGTCGTTGATCGCTAGGGCTTGTCCAAGACCCTCGCTAATTGCAGGTTCAGTCACTAGACTTGATACATCATCAATCACGTCTGATGAAAGAGGCTGAACATTCAGTTGAAGTGAGTCAAGTGAAGCATAACCATTTTGTACAAAAGAAGACATTCTTAACCTAAAGTATCTAGCTTCTATATTTAAATTAGTGTCAGAGAAGTCTTTTCGGGTGCCATCGGTAAGACTAAAGTTGGCAACAATGCTCCAATTTACATCATCATCACTTGCCTGGAGGGAGGCAGTCGAGAGGTCTCCTTGATTGCTACCCGAGAAATAAAGCCCTGTGATATTATATCCTGTTAAGGAAACTTTCTCAGGGTAAGATTTTTTCAAAATATCAAATGCAGAACCTGAAGATACAACTGTATTAAAAAATACATTATCTTGAGTCTCGGATGATGTTAGCTCCCCACCAGAAGGTGCCTCTGTTTGCGAGGCTGTATCGGGGTCGCTTGAGTCATATTCGGTGACTCCGATGTAAAAAGAGTCAATAGCTAACTGACCGTCATTATCACTACTGATTACCTGAATCCTAAATGATTTTGCTGCAGTGTTAATTGTGCCACTGAAATCCTGTGGGCCAGAAATTACATTAAAAACGTCAACTGTCTCCCAGGATGCAGCTGGGTCGTCTATAATTGACTGAAGCTCAACCACTGCATTTCCGCCAGTATAGGAAATTCCGGATATTGAGTAAGATGTTGCAAGAATCTCAGAAGCATACTGATTCTCGAGTATAGTGGCTTCCTGTCCTGCAGCTAAAGTGTTAGTTAAAAACAGATTTCCATCA